AAGAAAGCTTATTCCACAAGATCAGTGGGTAGCTATGGCAGGTATTAAGCCTGAAGTTTATAATGTTAAAGATTCATTAGGATATAAGATGGGAAATCTACAAAAAAGATTTAAAGATGTAAATGATCTTAAATCATTGTTTAAAGATTTTAGACCAACCGATCCTCAAGAATTTATTGATGCTTACAGAAATGAATTAGATAAACAATTTAATATAATGCGTGAGATGAATAAGATGTATGAAGCTGGATTAAGTTCAGGTCTTAGCCAAAAGGATATTATAATGGCTATTACTGGTTCCGGTTTCTTTAAGAGTAGGTTTAGTAATCAAGTAAAGGGTTTAATGAATAGGGATGAGCCTATCTTTATTGTCGGTGAACCTCCCATTCGTTTTGGTGCTAAAATGGCAGAGATTATAAAGCAAAAAACAGGTGTGGAGATGGATAGAAATGAAGTATATAGACAAATTGCTAATATATATAGTGATTATGTCGGAAGATCATTGTTTTAATAAGGATATAAAAAGATGATGGATGATCCAACAATGTTATGGAACCTTATATTAAGTATAGCTGCTGGTGCCTTTCTATGGTGGATCAGAGGTGTATCTCAACAGATAAATGATGTTAAGAGAAGGATAGCAGATACACGAGAAGAGATTGCAAAGACGTACTCTACCAAGCAAGAGACTGAAGAAAATATAAAACAAATATTTACAAGGTTCGATAAGTTAGAAGCCAAGATGGATTCTTTTATAGAAAGGATACTTGCTAAATGAATGACTGGACGTTCTTTACAAGGAAAGAACTGGAATGTAGAGGAACTGGTGATTGTGCAATGAATCTTGAATTTATGGATAAGCTTGTTAACCTACGAAAAAGATATAATAGACCAATGGTTATTAGTTCAGGATATAGAAGTATAGCTCACAACAGCAGCATTAATGGATCAAGACATTCACCACATTTATATGGAAGGGCAGTGGACGTATTGTGTCATGGTAAGGCAGCTTATGATCTAATTAAACTTGCAATGAATATGGGAATGACAGGTATAGGTTTACAACAAAGAGGAAAACATGAGGGCAGGTTTGTACACCTGGACGATATGCCTAGAAGTGAAGATCACCACAGACCGTGGGTATGGACTTATAAATGATTGAAGTTACACCGTCAGCTAACAGTCACCTGTCAACAATCGTTACTTCTCAGCCCGATTGTAAGGGTGTTCTTCTTTCTGTAAGGGGAGGTGGGTGTGCCGGTTTCTCCTATGAATGGTCCTTGATAGAACCCTCCATAAATAAGGAAGAATGTGAGACAGTACAACTTGAAGGGGGTACATTATATATAGATCCTCTTGCAGTTATGTATGTTCTTGGTTCAGTAGTGGATTATAATAAGGACGTATTTGGTTCAGTTCTAAAAATAGAAAATCCAAATGTTCAGTCCCAGTGTGGATGTGGGGAAAGCTTCAGTCTTTAATCAAAGCTACACTTCTTATATATCTCGTCTACCTCTTTCTTTCCTATGATCTCCATAAATCTAATGATGTCCTGTCTTAGTTCCTTTTTATCTAATTCCTTTTCAGCATCTCCCCGTGATCCCCTTACTCTTGATAGAAGTTCCAATGCTTTGATGGCACTGTTTGTATGTCCATTTGCTTTGGCAAAGGCATATTGATTTTCAATCTCATTGATCACATCAATAGTTGTAGTTAGTTCTTTTTCAAGATCTTCAATTCTTTCCTTTATCTCTCCATTATTTATCAACCTATATCCCTGGTTAGCTGCTGACCTATCTGAGTATCCTGCAACCTTGGCAGCTTCAGTAGCATTCCGATGGATAATGTATGCCTGTGAAAATTTTTCTTGTTTCTCATTCAACATGATATTTTCTCCATCTTGTTGCTTTTTTAATCCATATCCATGAGGTTAATTTAATTAACTTACCTTCTATCCAATTAAGTAATAACCCATGCCAGAACCAATGGCTTGTTTTTATATTTTTTAACATTAATTTTTCATATTATTTCTAGCCTTACCTTTGAATTTCTCTGCCGTTCTCATTCCACCAAGACCTAATAGAGCCAGTGTCAAAGGTAACAATCCTTCAGTAGGTATAAGAGGTAAAACTATTTCATAATCTGTTACATTAATTACCCAAACTGCAACGGGCTGGAGAACAAACTGCCATGCTAATCCAAAGCAACATACCCACATAATGGCAGGTCTAGCTCCAGCTACAAAAATTGAGCCATGTTTTGCTTGCTCTATATTTGCTTGAATTTGAGCAAGGTTGGCATCCTGTACCTTCTTTTTTAATTCATGGTTTAGTTTTGTTTTAAGATCTTTGTCCTCTACAAATTTATCTAAAACATTATCTACTACTCCAGCTACTGCCTCTACAATCCCAAGCATGTTAGCCTCCCATCTTTAATATTTCTTTATAGTTCTTTTTGTTTTGGTTTTTTGATTTGTTCCAGAGTGAAGCCACCAAGGTATCCTTCCCGTGAAAGTTTATATCCATATCTACATCTTCTCTTTCAAAAAGCTTTTCACAATCTTGAGCCATTGCCAACAACTCACCAGTTGTCCAATAAGGTTTATCGTCCACACATACCTGCATAAATTTTGGTTGTCCGGTTTCTTCTTTTTCCTTTTGTTTTTTAAGATCTGGTTTATCTATGTTACAATCAAATCCAAACAAATGAAACCTTCTAAACCCCAAGGTATGCATTATACCTACTGATCTCATAGCTGCACACGTTCCTCCGGTAATAAGAGTAGCTCCTTCAGGTATTCCCAATCCCTTCTCCAGGGTTAGACTTCCTTCCTTTATTTTTTTATGTTCCCCCTCGATATTTTTTTGTAACGCCTGTGAGAACGCATGCCATCCCCACACATTGGCTTTCTTATCAAGAAGAAACTTGGTCACTGAAGGTTCAGTCATTGAAGCAATAAAGAACATTGTTTCTTTACTTATCTTATCAAACAAGGTTCTCCTTACTATACCGTGAGTGCTGACTCCATCCAATGATCTAGGATCAAGTATAATGCAACCCCAAGGATCAAATCCTTCCTTTAAAAGGACAGGATAAGAATGTTTAACACATACAATTCTTGGTGTAAAGCCCTTATTTGTTTCATCTTTCATTACTTCAGCTAGTTCTTTCCAGTCTGTACTAGGACCGGCAGATACAATGATAGCTGCATCATGTGTACCACTTCCCTTTTCAATCCATTTATTTAATAGCTTCATATTTTGTTTTACGTTTCCCATAATGTCATCTTTGGGAACACAATCTTTTGGATTTACAATAATAGGAACTTGTAAGATTTCTTTAGGAAGTTTTTTTAAGTCCGGAGAATTTAGAACAACTGCTATATGACATCTTCCTCCACCAGTTATCTCATCTTCAGAAGGAAGTATGTATTTCTTTTCAGCTTCGTACTTTTCTAATACCTTGACCGGTTTCATATATTCTTTATCAGGAATATTTCCTTCCTGATCCTTAGTATATACCTTATCTATAATTAGAAGTGGAACATGTTTAAGTTTATTAAATGCATTAGTAAATTCCTTTCCAGTATCAAATCCTCCTATAAAAGCGTAATCAACATTTTGAATAAGGTTATTTCTAATTGGTCCCTTTACTAATTTATAGGTGAATTTTTTATTCTTTTTTTCTCTTTCATTTTTATAGGATTCAAATAGTTCTTTAGTTTTTCTAAAATTAACATTTATAAATGAACTAAATAAAGTATAGTGTACTTCATTTTTATTTTTAAACGCTTTGGTACAGCTTCCTATTGCCCTATGACTATCCCATTCCCCAACCTCTACAATATTAGAAGGACTATAATATTGTATAATTTCTCCTAGCTTTTTATATCTTTGTGTGCTTTTAGCATCTGGGTTTCCGAGTTCAGTATGTTTCTTTTCTCCTTTATGATGTACCATAATGTCACCAAGGAATGAAGAATCAAAAGCTTGTGGTCCTTTGAGGTGACTTTGTATTGTATCTAAATGTCCAGTTAAATCAATAACTCTTAATCCATGAGCAATGTATAGTTTTATTAGGCGGGAAATAATAAACCCGTCATGCCATTCCCGATATTGTGTTATCTCACCTGACATATAGTATCCTCTTAAATCACCTAGTAAATCAAGAGGTGGTTGAAAATTTAAATTAAATGCCATGAATGAAGTCTCTGCAAAATCAAACTTCTTTCTATCCATGTAGACTAGTTCAGCCTTGGGATTTAAATGTGGTTCAAATGTTTTCTCACTAATTTTTTTAGTAGTATAGGTATCAGCATCCAGCCATATTAACCATCCAGGCTTGATAGATTTCTCTGCCATTTCAAATGCTAGTTCAGTCATACCAAAAACTTTATGACAAAACTTTATTGCGTCTACCCTCCAATTATATTTAGTTTTGCCCCCCATCGTACCATTGTTTTCTTTATTAGCTTCTCGAAAGGTATCAAGGTCTTCAATATCATTGAGATTTCTATAAGTAATATTCTTGCTTTTAGGATAATCATAATCCTGTATATCAAAATCATGATAGAAAGCCGTGAGGTGTATCCCCTCTCCCCAAAATTCCTCAACACTTTCCAACATCTTTCTAGCATATGACGCATATCCCTGTTCTGAAAATGAAGTTATAAAATTTATCATTAACTCATGACCTCTTCCATCTGTATTTCTTTAAACATTTGAACCCACTCATCTACAAAAGTTTGTTCTATATCTCTTTTAGGACTCCAACTCTTAAAGGCTGGACCACCTGTAGTAAAATGTACGTTACATGGTTCTATTGTTTCTGGTGAATGTCCATCCAACCAGTTCCATTCATGGGGTAATTCACCAATTGGAACGGCTGTCATTTTCTCCATCCATTGAAAATTATGTAACCACCATCCTGTCTTTGTATTTACATCTGCTACTGTAAGATTTCTATGTGCGCCATGACCGCAATTCCATACCATAAAGCTTGACCAATTCTTTTTGGAGTATGCTTGTTGTAATTGATTATCCATTTTTTTAGATTCTTTAGGAACATAGTCATGATGTACACACCATAAAGGAACTTGGAAATCTTTTTTAGCTGTTGTAAATACTTCTTTAATATCATGTCTTACAAACATATCACAATCCATATAGAGAGCATAACCCTCATATTGATTGAGCATAGGAACCAGGAATCTTGTAAAACTAAAATCAGTTGAAAAGGGTTTCTCATCTAAGTAATCAAATTTTTGGAGCTCATAATTAGCAGCTTCTTTAACTGAAAATCCTCTCCAATACATACCCATCATCCTTAAACGATCTTCATAGAGGGGAACTATGTTATAAGTTTTATTAGTAGTTCTTTTAATAGATTCTACCAGAACATCAAAGGATGCTTTTTCTCTTTTATCATATCCTATATAGATAGTATCTAATCTATTCATATTTATCCTTTTCCCTATAATTGAAACCCATTATTGGCATTTCAATATTAATTATTATTGCATACTATTGCATAGATGTCAAGTATTTTTTTTATATATCTACAATTTCACATATACCTGCTGTACAGGCCAGATCTTGTGTTCCTTTAGTGGTGTCTTCCTTTTCCCACTTACTTAAAGACGACCAGTTTATATCTTTAGGAAAGTCTTTTATTAGTTCTTTATATTTATCTAAATTAATATCCTGATATGGAGCTTGCTTATATGAATGATCTGTGTTGGGAAGGAATGAAACACCTGATAGATAATCAAAGTTATCCCAGCACCATGATCCTACCCCTATCCATTCTGGTTCCTTCATAGAAATAGTAACTGAAGGCTTGTGTTCACACCAGTATTTAGCATAAATTTTCCAGAACTCTAATTGTTCTATAGCTGTCATAGAGTTTCTATGTAATGCATTAGCAGGTGCTTTAATTGGAAATGAAAATACAGTTGTATGATCAGGCTTCATTTGATCAGGTTCGTTGGGTATACCTGCATGAATCATAAACTGTGTAAGAGGGTCTTTGTTATCTGCCCTAACAGTTCTAATATAATAAGGTGCATGTCTGGCGTGGATGCCACTTGAACTATCTACTAATTGGCTAACCGTACCTGACGGTTTAACACAGGTAACAGCAGTTGATTGGGGTATGTTAAATTTTCTTGACCATACTTTATTAATCCGCACAGAATAATTTTTTAGTTCCGTTAGAACTTTCGGTAATTGTTTGGATGAAGCAGTATTAAGAATACGGCAGTCTGTAATACCTGTTAATGACACACCTAACAGTCTTTCTTCTTCTGTATTGTTAACCCACCTCTTACGGAGGTATCCAAACTTAGTCATCGTTGCTTGTATTGTACCCAAGATAGTAGCTAGTCTTATCTTTCTTTTAAGATCAACAACCTTATCATCTACCCTACACACTACCTCAGTAAGATTACAGAATTGATTAGGTCTAAGAAGTATTTCTGAACAGGGATTTGTACCAAAATCTATATCCCACTTTCTTCTTCCAATACTTTTAGATTTTAATTGTGCTGATTGTCTATTAAAAATACCACGCTCACCTGACTTGCTTTCATAGAGGCTTGACCATTCCTTCATAAAGGTAGCAGTATCTGGCCTGTCTGTATATACAGCAGAGTTGTTAGCTAATGCTCTTTCTGGATTAGTCTCCCACCACTGTCCCTTCTTAGCTGCTCTGATACGATCATCTGAAACATTTGAAAGAGAAATAAGGGCTGATCTTCTAACACCCCCTACTACAACAACCTCACCTGTCTTACACACGATGTCATGGCACTCAATAGAGGTAAGCTTTCTTCCTCTAGCTTCAACAAACTTCTTAATTGTAAACTGAAACAGATCTGCTAAAGGCTCTGGACCTGAAGCTCTTCCTCCAAATACTTTTAATCTTGATCCACTGGGACGTACCTTGTCCATATTAATTTTAGGAATACGAGCTGAATATAGATATGAAATTAAATCTTTAAATGCTCTAGCCCATCCTTCTTTTGAGTCCGCTACACTAATAACATCTTCAGTTTCTTCAAACGGAATATCAGGTATTGTAGGAAGACCACCTACATATTGTCTCTCTACGGAAAAACCCACACCAGTTCCATTCATAAGAATATATAATACCTCATCAAAAGATCTAGGATTGTCTATAGGTATGTATGAACAGTTGTATCCAGCTATGTTCTCACGATCCAGAGCGGGACCAGCAGACATCAAAGCTCTCATACTAGGCATAACTTCCAGGGAAATAATAGCCTGATATATTTCTTTCCAAATTTGAATGTCCCGCTCACTTAGATTTATCCCAAGACTGTCTTTAATATAAAATTTAAAATAATTAATTAACCGAGTAACGGTTTCTTCCCAAGTCTCCCTTCTATTTTCCTCTTCTAACCACCGGGAATATCTTGATAAATGAATAAAGGTTTGGTACTCAGTCGGCAGTCCCATTAGTTCCCTCCCCGTGTGTATGACCCCAAGTTAGGGATTCTTTTTTATTATAAAATAATTCTAATATTAATTCAGCATAATGTATTACCTTTTGAATGTCTTTTTTCCCCTCATCCTTTGTTCTATGTCTTGTGATATATTTTACAATATTTCCTTCAAAGAAGTCAAGGTTATTACTTGAAATATATTCAACAGGCTGTATCTTACAGTCTTTATAATGACTTCCTCCAACCTGTTTATTTAATGGAGATGACATTTTATTTTTCCTTCCATGTTCTTTGTACATACGAACAACATACCTATCCCATGATTCGTTTTCTTTTCTTTCAGGATAACAATGCATTTAATCTCTTTCTTATGAAGGTTACTTTATTAGATTTGATAACCTTGTAAGCTAATGTTCTTGTATAGTCAGGATCAATACCTGCAAGATCACACACGTCCTCAAAATCAGAAGTTTTTGAAGGGGAAAAAAACCATGTATTTGCCTGACGCTGAACTACATTTATATCTGATACAGATACTACAGTAGAAGATGTTGTAGCATCTAATAAAGCCTGAAGTATAACAGCTAGATATAGTGTTCTTTCCCTTTCACCAGTTTTAATATGAAAATTAAATTTAAATATATCATAATCAATATCCACTAAATCAAATAGAAGTTTTCTATCGTGGGGATTTTTCATATTCCCACTCTAGGTCGTCCCACAACCTATCTTCTATTAACCATTCATTAGGAATGCCATCTGATTTTTTACAATATAAAAACTTATGTTTCTCACACCATCCTGCATATGTCATCTTGCCTCTTTTATATAGTTTCTTATTAGGGTTGTCAAATACAAATCTGATATCATTGTTAGGATGTTGTTCCTTTATAAATAAATGTTTCTTTCTATCGTCTAAAGTAAACCATCCCTTTACTTCTAAAATAATTCCATTCGGCAATATAAAATCTGGTATATATTTTTTATCTTCTATCCATTTATACTTAATTTTACAATCTTCATATCTAATAGGTATCTTTAAATCCTTTAAGAAATAATAGATATATATCTCAGACTTTGATCTAAACTTATATTTTTTACCAGTCATTTTATTCAATAAATATTGGCATCAAAAGAACATCTTTATTTGGAGGGGATTTACCTTCATTA